TCACCGATATACTCTCTATGACGAAAGATAACGGATTCTTGGTTCGACTGCATATGTGGCACTTGGCCACCTGTCTTATACAGACTATTTTGACTCATCCTGTAGGCTCCCAAACCGAAGATCTTTGAGATGCCGTTACCCGCCAACTGACCTAAATTCCCCAGGAAGGAATTAGGACCACTTGATTGTGCTCTTGGTTGAGCTCTAGCAAGTGCTTGTGAAACAGCAGTATTAACTATCTGTTGGACATTGGGCGCGGGTGCGGATTTTTGTTTACGCTGCTTTGCTGCAGCTTGGGCTTTGTTTTGTTTACGGGTCATTTGTATTGGATACCTGAATGACAAACAGGGAACATACATCCTCACACACATTGCTGTTCCGCCGTGTGTTCTCTTGGCATTTTGTTTAGCACTAAAATAATAGTTTTGGGGATTTAAATGTGAGAACCCAATGGAACCTACTTCCAAGTACTGGTGGGCACCAGTCGCATCTAGTTTTCTGTCTTCTCGGACTTTGTGCCATCAAGACCATCATGATTATGGTCCTTCCGGCCGCGGCCTACATGGCCGATGTGCTCACATGGGTAACAACACATATCTATCCAAATCATTTCTAATCAGATATTCTGTGTTATGAGCATCATAGATGTCTTCTATTGCGATCTGGCTTTCAGGAGTAATTCCAAAAGCACGCCAAAAAGACAAACGACTTTGGTCATCTACGGGCATTAACTCTCGATGCATGCCCCGCGACATCATCTGCAATCCGCCTTCCAAGGTAGAATCGATGAGCTGCTTGGCACCATTTGATGCTCGTACAAATGTATGATAGAAATTTTGCCAAACTGGTATACCCCCAGTTAAACTAATTCCCCCATGACCTACGGCGCTACACCACTTCTGATAAATTTTAACATTATCTAGTGGTTTAATTGCCACGCAATCTTTCGAGATTGCGGTACGCGGGTCACGGACCATAACATATTTATGACCGTCGAATACGGGTTGACATTGGCAAAACACAACGAGTTCAAGTTCGTACACAGGCTCTTCGACTGTCATCGAAAACCCCATGGTCAGAAACCACTCTTTAAGGCCAGTATTAAATCTTTCCAGATCTTCCTGTTCCATGAAGACGACACAATCATCACCATCATTTACTAACCTCACAGTAATCGCTAGACTATGAACGTAGGACCAAACCAATCCGCTCATTATTAAACAATTACCTAATGCTGTGTTAACATCTCCAGACATTCTGTTCCTGTTGATGTTATACTTCAGCGTCCCTTCTGCACACCTTGCAAACGCCTTGTTAGTGCGTTGCCACCTCATGAGCATTTTGAAATACCTATCACGAGGATAGTAGTGCTCATATCTAGTGTGTTCCCAACGTAGTGCCGTTGCTGACACATGTTGGTCGAATCTGGACGCGTCCAATCCCACGGCCACTGGGTTTCTAAAACTATTCCAATGGGTGTGGATCACCGCACCACGCTCTTCAGCGTTTTTACCTTTCATAATGGTGGGTGAGTCAAAGACCGTATCTATGCATTTGTAAACTTTCTTCTCTATAGGCTTTACATACCTACCGCTTTCTACAATATACCTAGAATCACGTGGTTGGATGATTCTAGGCACCGCATTGGGCTTTAAAGTGAAATTGTACTTTTCAATTTTCACAAAGGCCCTAATATACGAAAACTTCCTGACGAGGGGGAATATGTCATTATAGTCTTTTGCTCTTTGATATGCTAATCTTCTACGACCCTGGTACGAATCAACAAATTGTTGAGAACTCATCGGGGTGGAGAACTGGACTTGCTTATCAATGTGAGCAGCGAACACTGACATATTCTTGAGGAATATGTTTTCGTCTACCTGCGGTGGAGGCTTGAACGTCTTGTCTTTATCTTGTACATAAAATACACGTTCTTTAATTGCCCTCTCAATTGCATTGAGATTTGGTTGGTAAACAGAATAATTAACTTCATTAGAAAGATTCATGAAGTTAAAAATGGATCTCTGTTTCCTGGAGGTGCCCCTGACTTTTAGCACCATAAGATCGTCATGTGCGGGAGCAAGCGATTGCTTGCATAACATGACTGGTGCCAAGCCAAGGCCCCCTCAGGGGCCGGCCGGGTCTGGTCGGGTGATCTTCTCACCCAACCAGTTACCCAGCCACCAATTTTTACGCGAATAGTAAGCTCCTTTACCATCCTCGACTGCTTTCGCAACAGCTAGCGTCGTCCTGAATTGTCTTGCTAAAATCTCAGTGTCCGTTGGTACGAACACCAATTCAACACAGATAGGCAACATCTTTGCGATGTGTGATTCACGTATCTTGTGTTGTTTGAAAATTTTATAGCAATATGCG